TGCTACTTCGGCTTGTGCTATGACTTTTTGCAGTTAGCCAATAAGTATTATAACATCCCATTTTTAGTCTCTTTTATTGTTATGAGTTAAAAGTCCATTTGCAAAATAAACATCATCCGGTTCTGTATCAATTTCCCATACTGTTATCGGGTCTGTACTACTAACTGCGCTTGTTATTTCTATTTCCGTTCCATCTATTGTATAGAAAAAAACTTCTAATCCCGCTTCAACATATAATTGAGCAAGATAGATTGGTCTAACCGCCCATTTGCCCTCAATTTTCATAATGTGGTAATGCAAACGGGTTGCAATTAAAAGACCATCATTGAAATTTATATTATCATCCGATTCAGATGAAAAATGGGCAGTTATTGTAGTTTCTCTTAAATGTCCTGTCAAGTTTTTAGCGCTGTATTGGTGCATTTCCATGTGGTCATCAGTATTAAACCCACCGCCTTTACTTAAAATAGTATCTCCAACAACTAAATCTTCAATTGGTTTTGTTTCAGTCGTGCTAATATTAATATCCGTTCCCGTAGGTAAACAATAAAAACCACCGCCGCCGCCGCCCGGATAGCTGCAAGTAGTTCTATAAGTACCGGCGTTGTAATAAGTGGTAAAATTAACAGTACCTGAACCGCTGTAAGTAGTCGATGCAGTCCATGAGGTTGTTGCACTTTTTGTGGTGTTTCTATATTTTGTCGTACTAGCTGAGTAGCTTGTACTTCTGTAATAATACGTAGACTTTGACTTTGCCACAGAAGTGTTAAATGAACTTGATGTTGATTTTAACGTTTGTATTGTTGAAGACGTTGACCAAGAAGAAGACGCTCCAACAGTAATTGCCCAAGTTGTTGATGTATTAAAATTTACTATTGAAGACGTTGACCACGTTGTTAATGTCGAAGTCGATGTTAGCCATTCAGTTGTCCAGTTACTTGTCGTTGTTGTCGATGTTGTAACCGCTGAAGATGTATTGGTTGAAGTGGCCCAACTTGTTGCCGTTGCCTTATCAGTTACAAAAGTTGTACTAACCTGAGTAGCAGTATTAAATTTGTGTATTTTCTGAAAGCCTATATTTTTCATTATTAAGAAAAATTTGCTACGTAGTTTACTAAAATAGTCGAGGTATCTACAACGAAATAAGAAATTATAGAAACATCCCCTAAATCTGTTTGCCATGCGATTGAATCTCCATTTGGTGTTTTAAGGTTTGAAGGCAATGATGCAGGGGTTGTGATTGCTGTATTTTTAATTATTATGTTTCCCGATTGCCCAATTTGGTCACTTGTCACAGCGACAGTTATTGCCCAAGTTCCAGATGCTTCCAAAATAAAATTATCATTATCAGAAAAATCCACTGCAAAGACATTTGACCCGTTTTTTACTACGGTTGTAGGCGTTAAATTAAATGGCTTTAGTTTTACCCAATGGCCCCCGTGTGCAAAATATGCTGACCCTGTAGCGTGTACGTGAGCAAACATTCCGTGATGATCTGCTGCAGTTGGCAAATCTGCTAAAGTTGAAAATAAAGGGGTTACGCCTTTAGCATAAACTTCTTCAAAATTAGCTTGTATTTTTACGGCTGCGGTTCTTATTGGGTCGCCGTCGCCGTTGTTTTCTGTTCCTAATATTAAATTTTGTATTGCCATTATATATTAATTGTTTGGTCTATTGTTTTTTTAATAGTGCTAATAAAACTTTTTGTAGTGTCTACAGTAAACCTAACCAACGCCCGTAAACCTGCAGTCGCATATTGGATAATTGAGCGCAAATGAAACCTTGGCTCTTCGCCCCAATCAGATTGTTCATAGACTTTGCCATGACCTACGTTGTTTGACATTCTTTTTATTTTAAATTTTCTATAATACAAAGCCGCTATAATATGAAGTATTATCTGGGTATAAATCCCCTGAACTGTTCGATAAATACTCCGGAAAAGTCGAAGTATTATTATTCATGTAATCAATAAACCGGTCAGCGTAAAATTGGGCCGCTGAACGTTCCCGTTCAACCATTTCATTAACTTCATCTGTAGTCGCTGAATCCCCGTTTTCGGTTGTATGCTTTATCACACCTTTTGAAGTTATTTGGTAATGTAGCCTTGGAACTATTTCGACAAGGCTGTATTGCAATAAAATTGGTTTTATATAATCATCTAACAAGGCTTTATAAACGTTGCTTAAAGAGCCTGATTCTATGTCATCTGATAGCTTATTATATAAGTCTGTTCCAAGTAAGCTATGGATGTGGGTTTCTTGTGCTAAATAAACCGCGGATAAGTATTTTTGCGGTGATACCCCTGCATTTATTGTCGTAAAAGTTTTCAATTCTTTACTTGATATAAATAGTGCTTTTGCCATTTTAATTTTCTTCTATATATATAACAATAAAAAAGGGTTCTGTTATCCTTAGTTTTTATAGCCTTTGTCCGCTCTATCGCTATTTTTTTGGCCTTCTTGTCCTTTTGGCCTAACCATTGGAACGTTCCCAACCGCTCTGTCATTTTCCATGGATTGCGTTTTTGATTTAGGTAATATCTTTCCGTCAGTATCCCGCTTTCTGAAAAAGATTCTACGCTTCCAAGAATGTTTACATCGTGGGCCACCCTTCCAAGTAAAGATGTCTACAAAGGGGCTACCATTTAAGCCCATACCCTTATTTGGATTGTCAGGCCTTTTTAATGGTTTTAAAGCAGATAGTTTATCAATGTCTTCTTTGCGGTATAAATGGCCATATTTTTTGCCATTATTTCGTTTAATCATTGCCCGGCAAAAATCCCTTGTATTATCGCTAACTTCGCCTTCGTAGGAATAACGCAATTTGTATAAACCTGCTTCTTCTTGTTTAGGGTTAACAGTTGACTTTTGGTTTGGTTTTGCTGTGTCGGGTATCGTTGCAAAATTCATGCTGAACCCCATAATCTCATTTAACTTTTGTTCTTCTTCGTGTGAACCTGCAGGGGCTTCATCTACTAAATCCCATTCTTCTTCGTCCAAATCTTCGCCAAAACCTTCTAAAGAATTAATAATCAAGTTTTCTTGTTCTTTACCCATTAAGCCATCGACGCTTAATTGAGTAGATAAAGCTTCTTCTTCTTCTTCTTTAGGGCTATTATCTCTAAATTCTAAAGGTTCTAAAGTTTTAAAGTATAAGTCTAAAGAAATTCCGTTTACGCTTAAAATTGCATCTAAACAGTCTGCAATCTGTTCTTGGAATGGTTTAATAGTTACGTTGTTAAAAAGCCTTGAAGCATTTACTATTTCATCTGCATTACTTCCAAGGCCACTATTGCCATCTCTTAAACCTAATAAAAGCGGGCTTGTTACACGGTGGCCAATTTGTATTTTACGGCTACATTCTTCGCTTAAATATTGGTAGGTGTCTGCAGCGTTTGGAATAGGTAAATCAATAACTTCCGGTGCTGTTTCTTTAGAATTATTAAATGATACAATTAGTTTATCCCCGTTTTGCCCTGTAAGCTTTCTAATAACATCATTCTTAATCTCCATTTGTTTTTGACGTTCCGGAATACCGCCATTAAATGATATTAGCTTAGAAGCTGAAAAAGAATTTTGAACCGTATTTGATAAATAAGAAGAAACTTGTTCTTCAATTTCACAATAAGTAGCCGACCCAAACCAATCAGGTAAACTAAAATAATTCATTGAAGTAACATACTTAGAAACGATATAAATTTCGTTTGGTTTACCGCTTCCAAATACAGGTATTCTTTCAGGTTTATCAGTTCTTTTACATTCCTTCCAATTTGGATGATAATACCAAGCTTCAATAACCCCTTTATCATTCATTTTTTCAGGACGTAAAGTGTCCATCGGAAAATGAGTTACTTTGTCAACTTTTTTGCCTTTGTAAGTAACCTGTAAAGCACCCATCCCCATAATCTTTAAGTCAAGAATAAGGCGTTTTAGGTCTTGTTTACGAAACATAGACTTCATTTGTGCAAACTGATCTATTTTTCTATTTGCATCAAAAGCATCTAACCCTTTGCCGTAAATTTGAGCGCAAATACCGTTAATGATACTATGGTTTGTTGGGCTGTTAATATAACGGTCAACTAAGTAGCCGAAAAAATTATTGTCATCCCCAATAGTAACCCAGTCTTTATTTCTTTCTTCTTTTATTTCAGGCCTTGCATATTCGCTTAACTCAAGAACATGGATGTTTGAATCTTTCATTTAGTAAAGTATAAATTGATTATCTGTGCTGTTTTCTTCTTCGGTTTGGTAGGCGTAAACGTCTTTGTTTATATTGTATGTTGTTTGGTTTGTACAAAAAACCTTGTCTGTAAAAATTGTGTCTGTGTTTTCTTTAATTTTAAGTATGTAATTAGTGTCTTCATCAAGGTTAAAAGTAGCCGTATAATCATAATAATATTTATTTGCTGTAAAAGTGGTAACAGTTTGATTGTACACTGTTTTAAGTTCATCCTCTGAAGTTAATTCTACGGAATAACTAGATGTTCCATTATAAGATTTTGGGATAAAAGAAATAGTTTGGTCTTCGTTACTTTTTTTTAGTGTTATCATTTTATTTTAATTAAAAAAAGGGGGCCAACTCAATTAGCTGTACCCCCCTTTTCGTTAAACACACACAATTTTTTTACAAAAAACTATGAATTACTTCCGACTGTAACGGTAAAGTCATCATCCCCTGCAAAAGGGTCTGAATCAGTTGCGTCAGCCAATAATACAAATCTTGGTGCGGATGCTTCTTGGGCCGTGAATGCAAGGTTTAATCCATTAAAATCCCCGAGTTGCTGACCGCTAGAAATACTCCCCGAAGTTAGCTCGCAGCCGTATTTTTCGCCAATGAATAAAACGTCGCCGTTTCTAGTTTTTACAAAAATTCTAGGTCTTGAATAAGCTAAAAGCTTTAATTCTTTTGCATCTTCTTTTGTAAGTTTTGGAAGTTGTAAAGTTAAAACAGCTTCCATAAATGTAGTCCCCGTTTCGTTTGAAGAGTTTACAGTTGTTTCCAATCCATTTGCCCCTTTTACGTCATACTGAAAAACAGTAATTGATGACCCTGCAAATGCAGTAACTTCGTCTGTATTACCTATAGTTAAAGCACCTAAGTCACTTGTAGTAAACCATACAGCTTCAATCCCGCCGACAGTATCTTTACAATTTAAGGCCCTTCCAAGGGTTAGTTGACATGCCATTTGATTTATTTTTTAAAAGGTTAATAATGAATTGATTAAGCTACAGTTCTGTAAACTATTTCGCTTCCAATTCCTATCTGCGCTCCTGCGCTAAAACGAGCTACAAATCGCACGTTATCATCTCCTAACGTAGCACTTGTGTCAATGATTCTCAAATCTTGTGAATCACTTAGCAAAGAAGTACCATAGTAGAAAGAAGAAGTTTGACCCGCAACAATTTTTCCTTCGGTTAATCCGGGTGCATGGAATACAGAAATACCGTCAAATTTGAGGTCTTGTCCGTTGTACCATAATGGCCCTTGATTGTCGATACCTGCTGCGCCAACTGAACTAAATCCGCCTAAAGCACGGGTAAATTTCTGCATATCTCTTGAAGATAGGTAGATTTTCATGTCAGGGCTATAAAGTATTGTTGATGGGATTGCTTCTGCTACTGCAGCTAATTCAGCTAAAATATTGTTAGAAGTTAAAGCCGCTCCAGTTACATCAATAACGTCTGAATCTGCAGCTAATAAAGTTTCGATTCCGTCAAATTCTCCAACATTTGCATTTACCCCAGACCAAAGCGTTCTTTCGATATTGTCTGAAATTTTCCCTGCGAAGTGTTCTACGATAAATTTTTCGAACGTATCTGGAAGTTCGCGATGAGCGCTGAATCCAGCTTCTGCAGCCAGCCAATCGTTAGCAAACGTAGATTTACAAATTGTTTGATTAATCTGAAAGTCTTCTACCTGTAGAATTTTTTCTACCATTGAAACATCTCCACTTGTAGAATAATCACAAGTTGCATTAGAAATTAAATTACCTGATGTAGAAACTACATTTAAAACTTCTTTATGTAAAATGTTTGGTTTTACTGTTACCCCGCCATTTGCTACAGTGTCATTTGTAAGCAAAGCACTTGCAAGATATTCTCCTGCATGTTTTCCTGAATAGGAAGAATTTGTAATTGTTAAGCTCATTTTTTTATTTTAAATTATTAAGTATATTTTTTATCCGTTGTTGTCTATCTAATCGTACGTTTTGTTGATAGTTAAATTGAAAAGCTTCGACTTCTTTTTCTGGATTAGCTACAATAGGTTGGGCCGCCATTTCAGTTTCGACAACTTCCGAAGCTTCTACTTCTTCTTTTGCTTCTTCTTTCTTTGGGGCTAATTCGTCTATCATTGCTTTAATTTCGTCAATAGCGCTTGAAAATTCTTCTTTAGAAACATACTCCATTTCTGTTTCTTTTGGTGCTTCTTCTTCTTCTGCAGCTTCTACTTCTTCTTTTGCTTCTGCTTCCGGTTCGCTAGCGTCTTTAATTTCAGCAATAACACCTTCTTCGATGACTACTAAAATTTTGCCTGACTCTAATTCATAATCTCCCGCGGGAAGTGGAACGGATTCATCTTCAGTCTGAATAAAAACAGCCGACCCAGTTTCAAAGCTATCTGCTTCAATTTCTGTCCCGTTTGCTAATTTTTCACTAGCCAAAACAATTTTTTTGTCTTCGCTTAATTCTACGCCTAAAAGGCTTTTTACGTTTTCTAGTATTTCGGTTGCTTTCATAATTGGATTTGCCTATCTATATAACAAGAAATTTAAGTTTTGTTATCGTTTATTTTAAGTCGCTTGTGTTTTGCCTACACCTTGGGCATAATTAGAACCATCGCAGCATTCTACATGGTAAGTATTATCCCTGCATAAACAAGCCCTGTTACCACCGACAGGGGATGTTCTGTTTTTTATAAAATTTTTAAATTTATTCCAACTCATTTTTATTTTTTTAAGTTTTTACAAGTGCCACAATTTTTAGATTTATTTAACCCATCGAATAAAGAAGTTCCAAATATTGTCATATTATCGATTAACGATTCTTGCATCTTAATTAACATGGATTCTAATTCATCTTTTTGTTTAATTAAAAAGTCTATTTGCGTTGTTTGACTATCTACTTTTTTTTGCAATTGGTTTTCCCTGTCAGGATCACGACCAACAATAACCGCTATAATAGCACCGATAGACCCCACAATCATTCCTAATACCGAAACCCAAATATCTTTATTAGTAGAAGGAATTTCTTTATAGGCTAGAAACATCATTAAACAGATGATTAATACAAAGACGCCTATTGCGCCGGCGTAGTGCCTTAGTTTTTCGTTATTCATTTAGTTTTTTTTTAGGTAGTTTATTATTTTATTTAATTCTTGTTGCGCTATTATTTCTTTTAATTCGCTTTGTTCTACAATGCTATCCGCCCCCATGTTTAATTTTGATTTATCTGCGAAGTAACCCTCTATAGAAAACCCCCTAACGTTGCCCGATTTACATTCGTTCTCCCAAACATCTAAATCTTCTACTTTCATAGAAACAACCCAAGCCCCTTTAGGCGCTTCTAAGCCATACAAATTAGATTTATCCATACTAGGGTCTTCAACTATCCAAGATTCAACTACGGTCATTCCTTTAAGGTTTACGTCATGCTCTAGGGTTGCATTGTTTTGATTGCTTTTCTTAAAAAACATTTCAGAAGCTTTGCGGACTGTTTCCGTGCTGAAATAGACATAAAATTCTTTTTTAGTTTTTGGGTCAACCCTGTAGATTGGTTTGTTTGGAACAAGTGCGCAGCCCATTAGTAAACGCTTTTCTTTGTCTACTTCTTTAAACATATAATTCTTCTGTTCATTTAGGGTAACAAATAATTCCTCGGTTGCTGGATTGTCTACAACGCTAATTGCTTCGACCCCTGCAAACTCCATGTTTTCTTCGTCAATAATTAATTCAATAATCTCCATTTTTTTTATTTTTAAATTGATGCTTCTTCAACGGTTTGTCTTTCCATTGATTGATTAGTTGTTACATCCCCTGATACAACGTAGGCTTTAACAGGGGTTGTTTCTTTTGATGCGATTGTTTCAGATAGTGTAGATGTTTCACTAGAGCCAACGACATTAAAAGACGGAGGCATTGAAGGAATAGACGGCGCTGACATTCTAGGGCTTGAAGAACCTGACGACCCGCCGCCTGCTCCTGCGATATTAGGTGTTTTAGTGCTTGTTATTGACTTAATAGCGCTAAACCCTGTGGCAAGTGTTGTCGCTATATTTATAAGCTTTAAAGCAAAGCCCCAAGGCGTAGCAGTTTTAGTCGCTAGTTCTGCAGTAACCCCTTGGTAGGTGTTTATAGTTGCGGCGGCTATTGCTGCAGCTTTTCCAGCTTTAGAATTTTGGCCTAATAAATTAGCTATCCCTTGAAAAGTTTGTTTTGCCATGTCAAGTTTAGTAGCTGCGACAATTTTTTCTTGTGCTACTTCTTGTTTTTGTCCGGCAATTTTAGCATCCGCAACGGCTTTGTCTGCAGTTATTTTTCTTTGTGATATATCTTGTTGAAAATTCGCTAATTCTTCTTCTGCAGTTTGACGGGCCAATGTGCCTTCTTCATATCTTGCAATCTGACCGGTTAGTCTTTCTGTTTCAATTTCATTTTCACGGTCTAAGTTTTCCCGTAATAATTCAAGCCTTCTTATTGCGTCAGATTCTTGGGTCGCTTGAAATGCTAGGCGCTGTATTTCTCGGGCGCTTTCCGAATCTGTTTTAGCATTTATTAAATCAATGGCCTCTAATTCTAACCCTTGTTCGTTTACTAACTGTTCGGATCTAAATCCGTCTATGTTTTCCCTAACGTCTGCTAAATTCTTTTCGGCTTCAATTTTAGCAACCTGCAAGTCAACATTATCTTTATTTAAACTTAATTCTAAAGAAGCTGACTCAAGCCTCTTTAAGGCGTTTGCTTCTTGTAACTTAGATTGCTTTTCTAAGACTTCGCCTAAAGCATCATTTGCCTTTATTCTATCTGTTATTGATAATTGAACGTTATCACGGATTTGACGCTGTTGCTCTGCAGCCTGTTGGTATTGAAATTGAAGTTTATCATTTTCGGCCATTGCAAGCTTGGTTTCATTCCTAAGCTGAATTATTCTATCTTGGTTTGAAGCTGTGGCCGCTACATTAATTTTAGAAATTTGTTCCGATGCAGTACTTACCACATCAGTCATCTCACTTGCCATTTGTGAGGCATTGTCATAAATTGTTTCGGCTGCATCACCTGCTTCTGTGGCAACTTCTACTAAAGCTAATTTAGTTTCTATTATTTCATTATTAAGCTTTTTAATAGTTGCGGGGTCTCCACTTCCAAGAAACGATTGTTCCCAAGCTAATTGGGCTTTTTTGACCCCTAACATTATTGCGTAAAACGATAATTTTAATGGGGTTAAACTAAGGGTTATTAGACCGCCAATTACTTTTTTACTAGCCTCGAAGCCGTTTGTAGATTCAGAAATTGCAGCCCCGGCATCTGCGAAGGCTGTAGCTACTTGCGTCATTACGCTTTGAATAGTCCCACCAATTACAGCTAACTTATCTGCAATAACTTGGTTCTTAGACATGACCTCGGTTACCTTACCAATAACCTTTGCAACTATAGCAAAGATTGTAAGGCCCTTCATAAACTTAGCTAGTTTTTGAAATTTGCCCCTTGCCTTGTCTGCAGATTTGCCTTGTTTTTTAGCTAAATCTATAGTCTGTTTTTGGGCCTTTTCATTCGATTTTTTTAAATCCCCTAAATTATTTTTAAGTTCTTTTACATCTTTTATTGCACCGCTAACATCTACATTAACTTTAGATAAATAATTCTTCATTTTCTTTTTAGTTTTTCTTTCATTTCTTTAAATGATTGCGGTATTTTTTTTGACCCAAGTGCTATATCTATACTATTGCCTTTCCAGTTTTTTTGCCTAGCTAGTTTTAACAGTTCTAAAGTGCTTTTTATCATAAGTCGTTATTGTGATAGAATGAACCAGTATCAATAGAATAATTAGAATTGTCAATTTGCCCTTCTGCAGAATCCATCGAAACGTAAAAGGTTTGAAGGTTAGCTATATCAGGTAAATTTTCTTGAATATTAATTAGTTCAATGTTTGAAATTTGGGTTGTAAAATTTGTTTGTATTGAGTTAATACGGTACATATTATTAAAAACAATAATCCTGTCCGCTAATGTTTTATTGAGTAAATAAGACATTGGCAATTTTGCTTTAAATTTTGTTAGCCTTCTTTTAGGGTCAAAAGTATCGGCTATATAATTTTTATAATATTTGTTGAATAAAGTGTCTGGAAATTGTGTCGCAGTATATTCATTAATTTCATCTTTAAAGTTTAAATTATCTGATGGTTCTTGTTCTGTTATATATAAACTGTTTGATGGAATATAATAAGCATCTACAATTTCGTAAGTATTACCAGTTGGCTTAATTGAAATATTTGTCCCACCTGTTATGCGGTGTGGGTAAAATAACAAAGGCTTGCCAAGGATAGATTCCATGTTGTCATCTACAGACCACCCCCATTGAACATCTGTCTTTACCCCCGTTGCATTATTATATAAACGTTCGTATTTATGATGCTCAAATGGCAATTGTATTTTATAATCTTTACCACTCAATTTTTTTACGCCTGCGCGGTATTCTTCAACCCCATGGTCATAGTTAAAAAGGGCCTTATGGTTTTTAGCAAAGAAGGAATCTTTACCGGCATAATCAAAAACAATTTCTTTATAAGGTAATGCAACATCAATCGATGATGAAGTTGTATCAATAGCCGAAGTAATATCAAAAATCTTTGTGCTTTCAGCATACCAAGAATCTAGAGTTTTAACCGTAACTGTCCCGTCATATTCTAAAAAACAAACTAGGTTAAACATTTTAAAAATCCCAGACAGTAAGTCAATTACTTTTATTTCCGGAAGCTGTAATGTAGCATCGAAATTAAAATTTGGTAAGACAGAAAAAGGCTCAATTGTAAACCTTTTAAATTTTGCAGGTAATTGTCCAGTTCCATAGGCTGTCATATTTAGGTGGCCTACTGAAAATGATATACTTGTAGTTGATTCTATAAAAAAAGTATAATTACCATTTGAATTTAAATTTTTAGTTTTGCTATAATTGCCAACTACTTCTTCGTCCCTGTGAATTTCTACACCGTCACGCTTCCAAATAACTGTATATTCGTCAGTACTATTTGTAAATAAATTTACATCAGCTACATAAAGCGAAGCCGATAATGGAGGGGCGCTTTGGTCATTATAATTTGCGCTTTGCTCATAATACCAATTGTTGTTATAGCTTTGAATATTATAAAACCTAAAACCCCCTTCGCCAACATAAAAAGACGGCCCCCAACTTTGGCCCATAAAATTTACCCGTTCTGTATATATATCATCGCCGACTAAATTTTCTTTTATTTTACCTTTTTTCCTATGTAGCCAAATATATAATTCTTCAAATGCTAAATTATCTTGATCAAAAAAGTCGGTGCTAAAGTTTATACCGTATTGTATTTCGATAGCCTTTATAATAATGCTCAAGCGCATTGCAGGCTTTAATTCTTGCCAGTCTACGCCGTTTGTTGTACCGTTATGAAATAGATTATGCGTGTTTACTTCTTGTGTGGGGCTTGTACTATCATAAAATAGCCTTGCCTTATGGGTAATTAATGGAACTATAAAAGCATTATTATAATTAACATTGTCAACAGTAACATCAATTCCATTTTTAAGGGCGTTAATTACATTTTGGTTATTGTATTGAAATTTAAAATCCCACAACCATTGCAAGGCATCAAGTTTATCATTACCTATTTTATCTTTTAAGGTGACTGTATCGCCAAAAAAAGTAAGTTTATAGGCATAGGGTTTGTTACCTTTCATTTGAACACCCTCAAGCTTTATTTTGCCTTTGTGAAACCTCATATGATTTAAGTCTATATGGGAATCTAATTTGACCCTAGCATCTAAGCCGTCAACAATATTAAAATTATAAAAGTGCTTTAATACCCTCGAATTATTTTTACTCGCAGGAATTGTAAAAGCTTTAGAAAATGGGGTAAATATTTTCCCTACATCTTTTAAGTTTTGGATTGTTTCGGTTAACGAAATAGATTCGTCTTTAAACATTTCTATCCGTTGGCCTTCTATATATAATTGGATTTGCTTCATTTATCTAACAAGGTTTATTTTGTTAAATGCAAATTCAAAGTCAAAAGAATAATTAATTTGAACCTTATCATTTAGGTCTGTTTTATATTGTAATTGTTTTGACTTTGGAATTACAGGTAATGTTTGCGCCCCTTGTTTTATCCATACGTTTTCAGATAATAACATTTCTTCAATAACTGTATTAAATTCTTCTTTGACATACCCTGTATGCAATGTGATAGTCGTTTTAGCGTTTACATTATATCTTTGGTTTTGACCATCATTTATTGAGTAATTACGATTTGCTACATTTATAATATTTTTATTAAATGTATTATCTGTAATACTCATTTTTCTGACATTCTTTTTAAAGAACCAAAATTGTTGATGCGCCCCGTATTTGTTTATAAAAGTTATGTTAACTGGGTCGTATATATTTTCGCATAAATAATTTATGTAAATTGTTTTGTCTTCGTTTACACTATCAAAGAAGGCCCTTGTACAATTTGTAGGAACGGTTATATATTGAATCTTCTGTTCTGTATTTCCTGTATCTGATATTGTGACATTTCCGATGTTTGTTCCTGCACTATTATAAAAAGTGACATAAGACAAAGATTCAGCAAATACAGGGATTTTAGCATTTTGCCCTTCCGGAACGTAAACGTTTAAATTTGATTGTAAAACGTGCCTGTCTAATTCAGGGTTAATCCCATCTTCAAACAAACCATAACCGTCAACAGCTAAGTAATTATATTCTTTTGGTGACCCTTCAACTTCATTTCCATCAGCCCCATATAAAGCGGCCCGTATTGTAACCCACCTTGATATTGGGTTAAAATTTGTCCCGTCAAATCCATTATCTAAATAGTCCCGTATTAATTCCCCAATTTCGATTACTATATCTTCTTGGTTTGGTAAACGGTCTTTGTTTAAAGTATATCGTAAATCCGCATTGGTGTACGATGTTAGAGTACCTTCATATATATAAATATTTATTAAAGCTTTAGTATGAATTGCCATCTTATCTTAATATTGTTTTTTTAGCCGCTTCTTGTATTTTTGCCCAATACCAAGAACCTGCGTAGTCATTGTTAATTTTTAGTTTTTTGCCAAAAGGCGTTTTATCTATGTAGTTAGATTTTATAAATAAACCGTCATAATCAGAAGTTGCTCCAGCATTATGGTAAATCCTTTTTTTACTAATAAATCCTTTTGGACAGGTTGACCAAATAAAATCTAAGTCAGGGTCTATAAGGGTTTTGTGTCCGAAATACCAAGCATTATATAAAACAGCCCACATATCAGCGCACCAAATTTGTAAAGGATTCCAATTAGGTTTTTCCAATATTATTATTTGGTTTAATTCTTCGCCCTTTTTATAAATTTCTGTACAATCTTTTTCAACTTTATCCCAAAAGCTTTCTGTTAGTCCAGTCATAACCCATTGCGCGCCCCCAGACTTGTTTTTATTGCTTCTAATGGTCTTTACATCTATTCCGACTATATCTGCAAACAACTTTAAAAATCGTTTATCTCTGCCTTTTATATAATCGTAGTTTATATAAGAGGTTGTATCCGATGCAAACCAAGTTTTTTTATTAAAATAATTTTCATTTTTTAAAGGGCGTACTAATAAAACATCACAATCCATATAAAACACTTGTTCGCTTTCTAATTGTGGGAATTTGCGCCAATGTTTTTTTAGTATATGAGGCCGAATTGAAGAAGCGTATGTCAAATCTTTACGGTTGTCATGGTAGTAATTAAACTTAACGCCGGTAAACATTTTTTCAAGGGCCTCAAAGTCCCCATGCTTTACGCCATTTTGTAACCCCGAAACTATATGTATTTGTTCGGGGTTAATTTTTTGATCTAATAAAGACCTGATGGAAACGTCAATTTGCCAAGCGTAATATTTAATCGCAGGTTGGGCCATTAAGTATATCATATCTAATTTTTTAGTATTCGTTCCCAATTTGACCACCACCGCCGGAACTGGTTGTCGCCGTACATGAAGAATAAACGCCTGAAGAAACGATATATCCTTGTGGGGTTATTTCCCAATAATTAAATGACCCTGTTCCTGCATAATTCATGGGGCTATTATAAACTAGAAACCATTTATTTGACCCATTAAATATCGTAGCGTTTCCACCGTTAATTGTATAAACATAGTTGTTTAATGAATTGGCGTAAGTTCTACCAGTACCCGTTACGCTAACAATGTTTTGTACTGAACTACCAGTATTACAAAAGTCAGATAAAGCGCTTCTACCTGCAGACAAATAAAATTCTGTA